ACGATACGAACGCGAAAACTCCACATCAAACGCTAAAGATGTACAAGTAAGAAAAGGAGGTAAAGGAAAGGCCCGAGCTGGCCACGCTAAATTAAAACACTACGTTGACGAATCAGTCATTCCTGAAAAACTCCTGAGTAAAATTATCCATGGAAAATTCTTTTCCAGACAAACAAAGCGCAAGGAGTCTGCACAACCCAAAGTTCGCATGACAAAGACCATTATGGATTTTGAAACAGACCAAGAATGGTATCAGTACGAACAGTCGTTTGCTACAAGTGTTGAATACACAGCAGATGGTAAGGTTATATACTCATTTAACGACCCTAATGAGTCAGACACAGAACGAGAACAAGAACCTGGACCAAATCCAGAACCATCGAAGAAAAAGAAAAAGAACAACAAAAAGAAGAAGGAATCCGCTCCAAAGGAAGATTCCCATCCCTTGACTGTTGAAGAACAAGCTGCTGCTTATCGAAAGCAACATAATCTTCCGGATCCTAAAAAGAAGGAAGAAAAACCAGCTCCAAAGAAGGAGGATAAGCCTGCCCCTAAAAAGGAAGATCCAGCCCCTCCTAAGGAAGACAAGGCTCCCACGCAAACTGCTGAGGAGAATTACAAAGAGTCTGCAAAAAGACTCGCTGGCAAGGATATGCAAGCACATAAAACCTTGAAACAGAAGCAGTATGATCTTCAAGCCGAGATCAAGGATCTAACCGGGAAACCATTCACGGTCGTCATCAAGGACGTAAAGAAATTCCATAATGATCCCCTCGGACGCGATCGTTTTATCAATGAGCAATTAACCAAAAAGCTCAAAACACTCAAAGGCTATAAGGCCGTAGAGAGCGCCCCTGAAGGAAAGAAGGAATCCGTCGATCCCGATCAACAACAAAATCAGAGTGTACCTCCTGATTGGCCCATTAGAGAATGGGACGAAACTTTTGTACCCGATCAGTATGATCCAGAAAAACAACAAACCGTACCAGGACTACCCAAATCAGTCATGATTGGAAGTTCAGTCATGGATGTTCGTGAAGCTGACAAGCTTGAATCCGCTATGACCGGTTCTGGAACATGCTACCCACGTGATTTTTATCACCTGTTTTCCTTTGATGGAAGCACAGAGCGCCCACATAACACTGCGCGCAAGGTCGGATCATATATTTTCACATCCAACCATGGAACAGTCCCTATGAGACATAAGGTAGGCGATCGAGCCCCTGTCTCTTTTTGGCAAAACGTGGAGGTAAAACCAACCACTCATGACACCAAGAAAGTCGAAGAAGAATTCGAAGGAAAAGACATTTCTGTCTGGGTAGTTCCAAAGACAATCCCCCCTGGGGTAAAATCTTTGAAGCCACTCCCACCCCCAAGACAACCTTTTGAAGGTAAAATCGTAGGATACGATATTAAAACTGGGCGCTGGGGTGGAGCTACCGGATTAGTCTACCCAGACGGTCGACACCGCATTTCCACCGACCACGGATACAGCGGAGCAGCAGTCACTGACATTGACGGCAAATATTGCTTCGGTATCCACGTAAGTGGTTCCGTCGATAAGGACGTTTTCAATCGCTATATACCATTCACGCCAGAAATGGCCGACCGAATTGCCAATGGCAAAATTGGCACCGCTACTTTAAACTAGTAGCGCCCTCCACACATGATGTGTTGGGGGGGTGGCTAAACAACGTTCGGCCACGTCCATCACGGTCGAACGCCCCCGTGATAAAAGGCGAGCACAACATCTTTCCAATTGGATGGTTGCCTGCTCGCAATGTTAGCGAAAGGAAATTGGAAATACGAGAAAACATTATTGGAGGACAAAGGTGTCTGCATTGGCAGAGCTTTGACATAATGGAAGAGATTATTCCACCAGATTCTGGTGATTATGCTTACGGAGAGCCCGATATCGAATGCCTTAACAAGCAAATCGAATTGAGTGACGTTCCCCTAAAAAGGGAATTCCCGCCCGAGATGAAAGAGAACATCGACCGAGCAAAACATATATTGGTCGAGTATTTAAAACGGGAGGGAGTAGTTTCACAAGCTATACCCGTGGAAGAAGTTGAATATAATGGGGACGGAAGTTGTGGTTATGGATACAAAGAAAATTTCCACAACAAAAGAGATTTCGTAGAAAAAGGTGGATTGGAGACGATCTACCGAGAATTCTGGGAAAGCGCACATAAATGTGGCTGGACTGGACCCTATATTATGAAATGTAAGACCATGGAGTTGCTCAAAAAGAAAAAGCTCCGAGAAAAGAATGTGAGAGTGTTCAAGTTTCCTCAGGTTACGGAATACTTTTACTCAGCACAAATCCACCAGAAGTTCAATAAAAGAATGCTCAAATTAGGAGGACTGTCAGCACTTGGAAGTGCTTTTCAGAGAGGCGGTTTTGACCGCTTAATTAAAGAAATCATCAAAGGGATGGAACATTTCTTTAAAGGAGATTGTACGAAATATGACAAATACTTTGAAGAGGCTCTGTCCCGAGTATGCCAACAAATTCGCGAAGAGTGTTGGAAATTTAATCCAAACTATCCTATGACATTCGAAGAATGGAAGGAACGATCCGACTGGACTTATGACCAGTCAATCCATGCGTTTTTGCTCAGCGAGGCCACTGGCCAAATTATACAGACGCTTGCGGGAATGCAAAAATCAGGTACCATCTTCACTACTACAGATAATACGCTTGGTCACATGGTGATTATGATTTATACAGTCATTAGTCTCCACCCAGAATTAGACACAATGGACAAGATCTTAAGGCACTTGCACGCAAAGATTTATGCCGATGACCATCTGGGAGGCGTCTCTAAAAAGCTAGAGTTTTTCCTGAATTACGAGGTCCGAAGGGATTTTTATAAGCAATTTAGTATGCAACTGAAGAAGGAAGATGACAAGGTATCCG